AGGTAGGAGGCACAAGCCGCATTAGCTCAGTTGGTCAGAGCGGTCTAAGGTACAGACAGGTCGTAGGTTCGAGTCCTGCATGTGGCTCACTTAATTGTGTGAGTGCCATAAATTACTAGTTTTTGATTATCTTTGGGAGTGAGGGAGTCAATTCTTCCTCATCCCTTTAACATTGACTTCTACTCCATATCACAATAACCACGTGCAATCACCTCTCCTGCCTTGCGTGGTTGGCTAAACGGAGAGGTTTTACTATAGATGAAAGTTAAAAACATAATAAGAATCAGTAAGGAAAACATTAATGCTCTTCGGAATCTGGAATGCGTTGAAAGCATAGAACAGAACGGAAGGGATATTACTGTTCGCCTTAAACCGGAATGTACGGACGGTAAGCTCGAAGCCCGAAAGGGTGAATATCTTGTTCAGTGGGGTAACAAAATGTGGCAGAGATATGGCTCTGAAGCTATAAATCTGCTTTTTAAAAATCCAGGAGCGGAGGCCGGCAAGACATGGGACGCGTAGGTTCAAAGAAGTATTACGCTCCTGGCGGGAACGAATACGATTCAAGAGAGGAGTATCTGTATTTGCAGACCATCCTTGATGATCCTGGCATAAGCTGCATACACAGACAGGTAACCATCACGGCAATCAATCCGGTATGGATGCTGAAACCAAAGCAACTTAAGACTAAGGTCAAGTATGAGAGAAGGTCATTGCTTTACGGCCACAACTATACTGCCGACTTCGTTTACCGGGAAGGCGATAAGATTGTGATATGCGATGTCAAGAGCCTCTATACCTCAAAGCTCAGAGAGTTCTCGATTACAACAAAGGCTGTGGTGGCAAGACTTATCGCTCACAATAGGAAACGTCATAACGGCGAGTCTGTTGTGATATTCCGTAAGGCTATCAAGATAAAGAAGGATGAGTGGGAAATCGTTGATTATCCACCGTCCGATTGTGTTATTATATAATAAGGTGTAAAATTCTAAATGGTATGGTTATCATTATCAATAGTCTCATAGCAACAGTAGCTATGTTTGCTGCTGTATCATTCGTAGCACATCTCCTTGGTTGGGATAAGGAAGACGAGTAAGTTTTATTCTAAATATTTTTAAATTATGAACAAAGACAAAATTATCGTCAGTGTAGTAATTGACAAGCAGGCTCTTGTTGACAGAGCATTCGACATCTCGAAGAATCCTTCTGAGTTCAATGAAATCAAGAAGGTTATCGACGTCAAAAACCAGTTTACTCGTGATATCGACGAGATTGATGATGAAGGCAAGAGGGAGAATAATACGAACCTTTTCGCCGGCATCGCATTGGACATCATTATCAGTGATAACCCGGAACTGGCAATCACCAAGCGCCTCAATTCGCTTGAGGACAAGAAGAGCTCTTTCCTCGCTAGGATGAAAAAGCTCGACGAACTCAAGGAAAAAGTGAAAAACGGAGAGGCGCCTGGCGTTGAAGGTATCCGTGAGTTGTTGAAAATAATGGAGGAGGACGTGTAATGGGTGTAGTGTCAAAGTACGGAAACCTGTATGATGTCAAGAAGAACATCATCTGCCACGCTCCTGTCACTTCTTCACATTTCGAACGTATTTTGAAGAAGGACAATTTGCTTCCTATGATGAATGGCGTAACAACACCAGCATTGTTCGGAATTCACGCGGACAAGAAATTTAAGCGTGGACGCTGGCGCCGAGTATTAACACATTAATTCGTATAACAATGGCAAAAGAAAAAGCAACTATTTCAGCAACCCTCGGTCATGAGTATGAGGACCTGGATGAACGTGAGGACTTCCTCGCCAACAACGCTGACTCAGTTGAGAAGATGGAGTTCATCAAGCGATTCAACTCTGATGAGCTGATGAAGAAGAAGGACCTGTTCGCCCTTCAGTCTGCACGCGCATCTGACATCGAGGAGGAAATCAAGGATTTCCGTGAGCAGAAAAAGGCAGAGCTGAAGCCTATCAAGGAAGAGATCTCTTCTCTCCTTAAGGAAATCAAGCAGAAGGGTAGCATGGTTAACGAGAAGGTTTACAAGTTCGTTGACCGTGAAGCAAAGATGACTGCCTTCTATGATAAGGAGGGTAATCTTGTTTCTTCCCGTCCGGCGACACGTGACGAGCTCCCTAGCAATGTATACTCAATTAACCGTGATCAGCAGGCTATGTAGTCTGCTTTCACATAGTTTCTAAATTCTAAAATATTTTGTAAAATGGACAATGAAAAATTGCAGATAAACCTCGCTCCTGGACGTATCATCGAAGAATCCCGCGACAAGATCATCAATACGGAGCTTGACAAGATTCGTAAGCTCTGTCCTGAGATTCCTATTATGGAAGTGTAATGACAGAAATAGATAACAGAATAGCAAAAATGCCCGCCAAGATGGCCTTTGCTGTACTTGACTTGCGTAAGGTACATGCGTGCATCATGGAACTTCCACGAAGCAAGTCTGTACAGCTGGCCCGAAAGGCGGCATACCTCAACTACATTGAAGGTGAGGGTAGAAAACTCGGTAAGGTTCCACTTCATTATGAACGCCTTAATGAAAAGGGCGGAAGCGTGACGGTGGAAACTTACTTCAGATATTTAGATAGAATACATTAATCATTCCCGGTATGGCAAACAGTAGATTCGCTCTCCACTATAAGAGGAGTTGTCACGATTGTATCTTCCTTCAGATTTGTACTGATCATAACGCAAGCTACAATGGAGATTACGTTTGCAAAGACTGGGAATGGAAGTATCAGTGATTAATTTTTAAATTTTAAGCAAAAAATGAGTAATACACAAGTTGCGACACAACAAAATAATATGTCGCTTGGTGAGTTAATGCACTCACCTGCTGTAGTCGGAAAGCTCAACGAAGTGTGGAGTAGCCCTCAGATGGCAAATAGCTTCATGAGTTCGGTTATCAGCGTTGCTAACGGAAATCCGCAGCTTAGAAATGCTGAACCTATGAGCATTATCGGTGCTGCTATGGTTGCAGCAACAATGCAGTTGCAGGTTATTCCTACGCTAGGTCAGTGCTATATTATTCCTTATGGAAAGAAAGCACAATTTCAAGTTGGTTACTTAGGATTGCTCCAACTTTGCCAACGAAGCGGTCAGTTTAAGAAAATCCTCGCTGCTCCTGTTCACGAAGGAGAATATGTGTCAGGTGATGAGTTCGATGAAGAGTATGTCTTCGACAAGAAACAAAAGAAGTCAGATAAGGTTATCGGTTATATGGCTAAGTTTGAACTTCTCAACGGATTCACAAAGGTTGCTTATTGGGATATTGACAAGGTGAAGGCTCATGCTACAAAGTTTAGCCAAGCTTTCAGAGCTGGATTCAATTCTCCTTGGAAGTCTGATTTCGATGCAATGGCTC